AATAGTTATTTGAAAGATAAAGTCCCTCTAGGAATTTCTACTGAAATTGTAAACCCAGATTTCTTTTATTTAAATGTTTCTAGTAGAGTCAATTACAACTATAATATTACCACCCTTTCTGAGAATCAGCTTGTATCCAAAGTCTTGAACACTATATCAAGTTATAGTAATACGTACCTCAATAAATTTAATGATAATTTTAGATATAGTAATTTTGTCACAGCAATTGATAATGCTGACCCTTGTATCATAAACAATGATACATTCGTGAACCCCTACTATTTGTTAACTCTTAGAAATAATACCGACACAGATTTTTCTTTCTCTTTCAATACAGAAGTATTAATCACAACGCCGTCTGATGCAGTTCATCCTATATCTGCAGATAGAGGCCTCTTTTCATCTTCTTTCGTGGTGAATGGACTTACAAGTCAGATAGAAGATGATGGATTAGGAAATATTAGACTGGTAAGAGTAACTTCAAACTCACATGCTGAAAAAAGTAAAATCGGAACAATTGATTATGCTACTGGAACAATAGTAATATCAAAATTAAATGTCCAAAGTTATACAGGAAGGGGTATCAAGCTATACATTAAACCTGTTAGTTTAGATTATCAGACAACACTCAAAAACATTCTAACCATTAATTACGAAGATATATTTGTAACAATGGTGTCTCAGAAAATATGAAGCAAATAGAAGATAATATAAGTTTACTTGTACAAAATCATTTTCCTCAGTTCTACAAAGAACAGGGGAGTATGTTTATTGAGTTCATTAAAGAATATTATAACTGGGCCCAGCAAACTAACAACAATATTTACTTTACCAGAAATTTGTTAGAAAACAGAGATATTGATACAACTATTGACGAATTTCTCTACCACTACAAACAAAAATATCTAGCAGGGGCACCTGTTAACTTTGATAGGTCTAGATTCAATATTAAGCATGTAAAGGACTTTTATAACTCTAAGGGTACTGAAAGAGGAGCTAAGCTTTTTTTAAATAGAGTTTATGGGGTTTCTGATGCGGAAGTATACTTTCCTGGAAAAGATGTTTTAAAACCATCAGATGGGGAGTGGGTAGTTCCAATATACTTGGAAGTCAGTATATCACCAAAGATTGATCAGTTTGTCGGCAAGACTGTTGTTGGATCGACATCAGGGGCTACTGCTTTTGTTGAGGGGGTTGGGAGAAAAGTAGTTAATGGAAAATATATTGATATTCTATATCTATCAAACATAAATGGATATTATCTTTTTGATGAAATTCTAACTGTCGATGGAAATCTTACAGATTGTCCTAAGGTTGTAGGGTCCCTTACAAGAATTACAATAGACGATACGGGAAGAGATTTTGCTATTGGAGATATTGTAGATGTTGTGTCTAGTGGCAGAGGTAAGCAAGGTAGAGCTAGGGTAGATTCTGTTGAACAGTCAACAGGTAAAGTTACATTTACTCTGTTAGATGGTGGTACTGGTTATAGACTTACTACAGTACCTGTTGTTGCTGAGAAGATGTTAGTTATAACAAATAAAACATCCTCTAACTCCTATATTACTAATTTTAAAACAGATGAAACAATTTACCAACCTTTATCAAACATAGTATTCAGCTCTTCTAACACATCATTCAGCTATGGTCAGCTTGTGACAGGCGCAAATTCAACTGCTAGTGTTGCTACCGGTAGAATTGTAGGTAAGTTTCAAAATACTGTGACTGGTACTGCCTCTGCTAATTCTACATCCAATTTAGTTGTTGGTGTAGCTACGTCGTTTTCAACACAGCTCGCTAACAATGATTACATAAAATTTACATCTAACAATTCAATATTTCAAATTTATTCTGTAGATAGTAACACAGCACTAACACTAACAACAACAGGACCTGATGTCACAGCTAATGTAGTAACAATAGCTAATGGAAGTCTACTAGTTACTAATATTTCTGGAAACTGGGCTCTTGCAGATAGAATATCTGGATCACAAGCGTTAATTGATTCTTACCAAGATAGAACCGCGTCCGGAATAATTATAGGATCTAATAATAATTCAATTGGTTTGTCAAATGTGGTCAACACCTTTACTGCAAACCAATTCAATTTTATTTACGGTGCTTCTTCAAACGTTTATGCAAATGTTTTTTTACTTGGTACTGGTTCTTCAGCTAATTTTAATATTGGTAGTCTTACTGATGAGGAGACAGTTTTTCTTAATACAGACCGTGTTGGTGAAAATAATGCAATAGTCACAGCACAATTAACTGGTACTATCTCATGTAACTCTACAAGTAGTCAGGTAAATGGAACATCTACTCTTTTTACAACAGAGTTATATACAGGTGCCTACATAAAAATTGGAAGTAATAACACAGTTTACCAAATTAATACTATAAGTAGTAACACAATTTTGAATTTGAGAACTAACGCTAGAAACGCAGTAGCAAATACTATAAGTGTTACAGGTGGTAGATATTTAGATATACCGTTGACTACTTTACAGTATGGATTTCCAAAACTATTATCTGCAAATTTGAGTACTCAGTTGAATGAGTGTCTAACCGGTAATAATTTTACTGTTGGCACTATTGCATCTCTAACAAATATCAATCCCGGATCCGATTACAATATATCTCCTTTTGTTCTCATCAGAGATAATGAAATTGCGGGTCTGAACAGACGAGACTTGCACCTGATAACTAGTGGATTAGTTGGTAATTTTACTGTTGGTGAAGAGCTTGTTCAAAACTTTTCTAAACCTGCATTCACCTTACAGCATAGTGGATCAAATAATTCATTTCAACTAACAGAAAGTGTAACTCAAGTAATTAATTCAACTGCAAATGGTTATGGTATTGTTTCTTCTTCCAACACTCAAATATCTGTAATTGAAGTTTCATCTTTTTCAAATTCCACTCATGGTAACACTTTTGTAAATTCTTCTATTTCGTCAGCTATCACTGGTACTGTTACATCTAATGCAACTAGCGAACAGGTGAATGGTATCGGAACGTTTTTTACAACAGATCTTTCTGCTGGAGACTTTATTAAATTTTCAGGTAACAACCTAATATTTCAAATTAACACTATAAGTAACAATACAATCTTAAATCTGACAACGAATAGTGCGGTAATCACATCTACCAACACTCTTTCTGTTGCTTCGAATGTTGCAGTAGGTACTACAACAAAAAGAAGATTCTTTGTTAACACAGCAATTGCTAATGCACAAATTTCTTTATCTAGAGGAACAGTAATAAACTCAGGTGCCTCGTTTATCAACGTTACCAGAAAAACTGTTAACCAGTCTTTTACCCCTGGAATTCAAATCACAGGAAGTACCTCTGGTGCTACTGCTAATGTCACATCTGTTACTCAAATAGCAGATTCATCGTTGATGGGTAATAACGCTGTAGTGAATTCTTTTGCGGGTATTGTTAATGGATCTATAACATCAATATCTGTTTTAAACTCTGGGTTTGCTTATGAAAATGGTGAAACTGTAACCTTACAAATTAACACCAACCCATATGTAGCTACTGGATATGCTAATTTGATAAACCAAGGTACTGGTGAGGGTTATTTTAAATCTACCAGAGGGTTTTTGAATAGTGATAAATATATTCACGATGGTGATTTTTACCAGTTCTTTTCATATCAAATATCAATTGATATTCCGATAGAGATATACGGTGATACACTTAAAAAATTAATGCACGTTGCAGGCACTAAGCTATTTGGAAATGTCAAAAAGGTATCAAACGTAGATGTTACAATTAAATCTTCCGGTATAGAAATAGACACATGAGCAAACTAATAACAAACAACATTAGATTATTTAATGTTGATCAATTTATCGAATCTTTTTCTGAGCCAAATTTTAATATTTACTATTATTTTGTTGGTAATCCAATACCTTTTACAAATGATAATGTTCCTCCTACTTTGTATGATAATGTACAAACAACTTTTGTAGATCCTTATCAAAGTATGATTTATGGAAAAAGAATAACATCCTCTGATATCATTCAGATGGCCCCTAGACATGATTGGGTATCTGGTACGGTATACACAAAATACACTCACGATGATGAAACTGTGCTCAGCTCTAATTTTTACGTTCTTTCTGATGAAGGATCATCTTACAGTGTCTTCAAGTGTTTAGATAACAATAACGGATCTCCTTCTACATATCGTCCAAGATTATCCGAAACAGCGGCAGATGATGATTTTTACTTTACTCCTACTGATGGATATCAGTGGAAGTATATGTATTCTATAACTACATCCCAGTTTAATAAGTTTGCAACTACCTCTCATATTCCAGTTTACGTGAATGCAAACGTAGTTGCAAATGCTGTAGGGGGTTCCATCGACAATATAGAAACATTATTCAGTGGAAATGGATATTCTTCTTACACAAGTGGAAACTTCCAAGAAGTAAGAGTTGGTGGTAATCCTTTAGTATTTGCTATTGACCCTTCAAATGCTTCTTCTAACTCTAATTTCTATTTGAATTGTGCTTTGAAAATAACCAGCGGGGTTGGAAGCGGTCAACAAAAACAAATTACTGGTTACACTGTATCTGGTGCAGTAAGAAGAGTAATTGTTGATTCTGCATTTAATATAACACCGACAACTTCTTCAACATATGAGATCACACCCACAGTTCAAATAAGTGGAGATGGAACAGGTGCTCAGGCACGTGCTTTAGTTAATGCTGTTAGTAATACAATTTACAAAGTTGAAATTGTTGAACGAGGAAGTGGATATACCTATGCATCAGTAATCATTACTGGAAATACTGGTATAATTAACGTTGCAACTAGCACAGCTATACTTGCTAATAATGCAACAGCAAAAGTTATAATTAGTCCTAAAGATGGGCACGGAAGTAATGCTGCTTCAGAATTGGGAGCACATTATGTTGGAATAAGTACTACATTTGATAGTTCTTTATCTGGATCCAAAGTTGTAGATGAAAATGATTTTAGATCAGTAGGAATCTTAAAAGATCCTTTATTCTCAAATGTTGTTCTTTCAATAAGTTCATCCACGGGGTCCTTTCAAGATGGTGAAGTAGTTTTTCAAAATCCAGGAAATACTGCTAATGCGTATGGTGTAGTTTTTTCAGCGAATGATTCTTCAGTCACCCTAACAAATGCGTATGGTTTTTTTGTTTCTGGCAATTCAACGTACGGTATACTAACTGGAGCTAATAGTGGATATACTGCTGTGTGTGACTCAGCTACACAACCCACAACATACTTTGATCAAACTTTCAAAGTAGTAGGAACCTTACAATCTGCAGCTACATTCATAGAAGATGAGTTGGTGGTACAGAATCTAAACGCAAATGGATATTATTACTCATCAAATAATACTGTTGTAAGGTTGGTTAATAAAAAAGGTACAATAAACCAAAGTGAAATTGGTGGAACTCAACAATATCTAAATGGTGATAGCTCGGATGCTCAGTTTTTAGTATCTGGGTTAGTATCACCTGATATTGTACCTGGTTCCGGAGACGTTATATATATTGAGAACTTCACACCAATAATCAAATCATCGGGCCAAACAGAAACAATCAAGTTGGTTTTAGAATTTTAAGAGGAATACATGGCACTTAATACAGATTTAAACGTCTCGCCTTTTTTTGACGACTATGACGAAGAAAAGAACTTTCACAGGGTTCTTTTCCGACCAGCTGTGCCTGTTCAAGCAAGGGAACTAACTCAACTTCAAACTATTCTTCAAAGTCAAGTTGAACGTTTTGGTGATAACATCTATGTTCAAGGAACAATTATCAAAGGATGTAACTTATCCTTTGATTTTAACTACACATATGTAAAAATTAATGACCTTCAAGTTGACGGTCAATCTACATTAGTTTCAAGTTATGCTAACGGATATGCTCAGGATTCTGCAAATCTTAAATCTGAAATTGTAAATTTCATTCAGGGCCTTGAATCTCAAAACCCAGATCTTTCTACCCTCTACGTAAAATATATCAATACAGGCACTGGTGGTAAAAAAACATATGCCAATGGTGACGTGCTGACAATTTACCCAAGAAATTATTCAATACAATCTATATCAATCAATTCCGCTGGTACCTTGTACGACAATACTGATATTGTAGTATTCACAAGTGCTAATGGGTCCGGTGCATCTGCTAACATTGTTACATTTGCTAATGGTTCAATAAGAGATGTTGTTGTTAGTGATGGCGGGTCAGGGTACACAACAGCTCCTTCTGTTACAATAACTACTTCTACTGGTTCATCTGCATCTCTAACAGCTTTGAACTATGTTGCTCAGGTTCGTGTTGCAAATTCATCCTTTACTGCTCCAGTAGGTACAGGATCTGCTGTCAAAGTTGGAGATGGTATAATCTACCAAAAAGGTAATTTTGTAAGAGTAGAGCCACAAACAACAATTGCAAGCAAGTATACAAATCAACCAAGTAATGTTTCATTAGGTTTTGTTACTAATGAATCAGTTGTTAATAATAATGTTGACACATCATTACTGGATAATGCTCAAGGATATAGTAACTACACAGCTCCTGGCGCATACAGGCTAAAACTCACTCCTACTCTGGTTGCAATATCTACAGCCAATGCCGCAAGTAACGCAGAGTTCTTAAGTATTTTAGAATTCCAAAATGGACAAATTACCAAAAGAAGAACTGGTACTGAATTTAACTCTGTAGCAGCTGAACTGGCAAAAAGGACCAGAGAAGAGAGTGGGAACTACGTTGTTAACCCTTTCAATATCTACACTGAAGAAAAGGCAAGCAACACCACACACTTAAATCTTTCTGTAAGTTCAGGTATTGGATATGTCGATGGATACCGATCAGAATTGACTGGAACTGTACGCGTACCTGTTAGAAAGGGAACAGATACTACAACAAGTAATAATCAAACAATTAGTACTAATTTTGGTAACTACGTTCTTGTTAACGAGGTGTTGGGCAATTTTGATTTTTCTACAGGGGCTCTAGTTAATCTGAGAGATGCATTTGCGACAGATATTACAGATAACTTTGGAGGTAACCCATCCTCTCCGGGCTCTATCATTGGAACAGCTACTGTAAAATCATTTGTTTATGATTCAGGTATTCCTGGAACATCAAGTTGCAAATATAGATTGTATCTATTTGAAATTGTCATGACACCTGGTAAGAGCTTTAAAGATACAAGATCAATCCAAGTATCTGGTGGTGTGGCTGATGTTATTCTTGAATCAGGATCAGCAGTTTTGAAAGAATCTAGTTATGATACTTTGATTTTTAGTTCTGGTGCCAATGCTGTCAGCTTCTTTTCAAATGAGCAGTTTATTTACAGAAAAGTTTCATCAGCTACTATTTTGGGATCTGGTGTTGCATCTGTACCTTTAACTGGAATTGAAGAATATCCCTACACTGCATCAAGTACGTTGAATGATACTCAAGAAAGAGAATTTATTGTTATTCCTTCCTCTAACTCACATTCTACCACTAGTTTGTCAGGGACAATATCAACAACTGGAAATGCTGTTACTGGATTATCTACAAGTTTCACTTCTGATCTTGGAGTAGGAGACTACATTAAGTTTTCAGGTAACACGGACTATTTCAGAGTTAGTACAATATCTTCTGATACCCAATTAACAGTAGATGGATCCGGTCCTACAACACTATCAACAAATACATTTTCTTACGCATATCCTAAAAACGTTCCAATTAGGTTGGACAGAGGCTCTGCTAATGTTAGTATTGATAGTAATGGAAATACTGCTTCTATCTTTATAGGTAGCGCTATAAATTCTTCAACATCAGCAACAGTTTACCATAATTCTAAAGTAGATGGAGCTGATCCAAAATCTAAGACTGTTGTTAAAAATGTCTATATTAAGCTATCTACAGATAAGTTAGCCAATAATATTGGACCATGGTGTATCGGTGTTCCGGATACACTAAAACTTGTTGGCGTTTATGTTGGTACAAGCAATACATACTCTAATACAAGTACAAATTATGCATCTAGCTTTGAGCTTATTACAGGTCAGTCTGATAACAAATACGGATTATCTTACATAAGAAAAAAACCAGGAAGTTCATTATCATTGACAGCTTCTAATTGTCTTTTGGTTAGAGTTGATTTATTTACTCATGGTTCAGGTTATTATCTATCTACCGAATCATATCCTGTCGATGATTCTACCACTCCTTTACCTTCTAATAAGATAAGAACAGAGGATATCCCTTACTATCGCTCTTCTAAGACTAACAAATACTACAACTTGAGAGATGTTGTAGACTTCAGACCAATTGTTGCAAACACTGCTAACGCATCTGCAACCTCGGTTGCTGGTGCAACAATTGATCCTTCTAATGCTGAAGCATTGTCTGGAACATTATACTACCCTGCTCCTAATGAATCATTCGAAGCAGATATAACACACTATCTTCGTAGAGTAGATACAATTGTTATTGATGGTTATGGTGCTGTATCTGTGATTGAAGGAGTCCCTGATAATAATCCAGTACCTCCAAGACCTACAGACGGTACTATGAAATTAGGAACAATTATAGTTCCTCCATATCCTTCACTATCACCAAAATCTGCTACACAAGCTCAGCGTTTTGAATATAGCACCCTGGTCAAGCAAGATCAGGTCAGAGGCTATACTATGAAGGATATCAAACAAATTGAAGAAAGAATTAACAGAATTGAGTATTATTCTTTACTGAATACTTTAGAAAAGAGCGCATCTGATTTAGTTATTCCTAGCGAAGCAAATACTTCAATCTCGAGATTCAAAAACGGATTCTTTGCAGATTCATTTTCTTCATATGGTATTTCAAATGTAAATGATCCAGAGTATTCAATCTACATTGACACTACTACATCTACAGCAAGACCACAGCTAGAAAAATATAGAATTAATTTACTTGCTAATACATCTGCATCTTCAAATGTTACATTTAAAGGTGAGTATGCTTTATTGAATTACACAGAAGTTCCTTTTGTAGATCAACCTATTGCCAATAAATCCAGAAACCTTTCTCAGTTATTTTGGAATTTCAAAGGTAAGGCACAGTTGTTTCCTAAGTATGATGACTACTATGATGTACAAAAAGGAAGTGTCAACGTAACAATAGATTTGGCGACCCCAATCAGTCAGTTAGCACAAGCAATCAACGACAATGTTACTTTCAAAAAAGATGCTAAGCAGATTACAACTTCAGCATCTGCTTTTTCTACAGTTCAAGCAGCAACAACAGGATCAACTGGTATTGATCAAAGAAACATAACAACAACAACTACTACAACAACTAATTCTATTCAGCCTGGCGACACTGTTTTGAATGTTCAAAAAGTTGGTGAATTTGTTACTGATTTTGGAATGAATCCATATATCAGAGCACAGTGGGTTACCTTTGTTGCTGTGGGGTTGAGACCTAATTCAACACACTATGTCTTTTTTGATAAAACTGATGTTTCTAATGTTGCTCGCCCTGGATCAGTTGATAGTATAGAAACCATGGATTCTAGAGGGCTGTTGTTTGAACCATCAGCTAAGTTTACTGGACCTGTAGGATCACCATTAATTACTGATTCTAATGGAACGTTGGTTGGTGCTTTTTACATAGCTCCTGAAACATATTTTGTTGGAGAGAGATCCGTAATTATATCGGACTCAAACAATATTGATAGCTTAGAAACTTCTATTTCAGCAGCTGCTACATCATTCAACGCTTATAATTTTTACAAGAGTCAGTCTGCGCTTACAATTACTACAAAAACTCCGCAGAATATTAAGTCGGTTTCTAATACCACTGTAGATGTTGCTAGAACCGTAGAGACAAGAGTTACTCCTCAATTACCTCAACCTTCAAACTGTTGTTGTTTTGTTCCTGGAACAAAAATAACTATGGCAGATGGCACAGTAAAAAATATTGAAGAAGTGTTGCTTGGAGATATACTACTTGGCCAAGATGGATATCATAACAAGGTTATGGAATTTTTGAGACCTACTTTGGGAGATACTGGTGCTTCGCTTGTAGCATTCAATGGCGGCAAACCATTTATGACTAGCGATCACCCAGTATACATTCAAGGTGGTGGATGGAAGTCATTGGATCCAGCAATGACACATAGTAAATATGAAATGAAAGTTACCAAATATGCCGTTGGTGATATCATTGATACTCCTGATGGAACTGGATTTGTAATTGAGAGTATAGAAGAGTATACTGATCAAGACCAAGATCAAATAATCTACAACTTCAAGCTAGATGGTAATCACACATATGTTGCGGATGGATTGGTTGTTCATAATAAAGACCCATTAGCCCAGACATTCAATATCAACAAAACTAGCGGTGTTGATGGTACTTTTGTTACTAAAGTTGATCTATATTTTAAACAGAAGGACCCATCTTTGGGACTAACAGTTCAAATCAGAGAAACCCTGAATGGATATCCTTCATCAACTGTACTTACTGAGAGATTTGTAAAAAATTCATCAATAAGTGTAAGTAACACTGCAGCTGTTGCAACAACTGTGGTTTTTGATACTCCGGTTTACCTAAAATCGAGCAAAGATTACTGTATTGTAATTGTACCAGATCAAGCTAGTCCAGAGTTTTTAGTATGGACCGCTGAAAATGGTGTTCCAGACATTGCTAACACTAGTTTAATATCTAATAAAAACTGGGGTGGCGGGGTGTTATTTGTTTCATCAAACGACTCTACATGGACCCCAATCCAGACTGAAGATATAAAAGTTAAAATTCACGTTGCTGAATTCAACAAAACTCAGGGTACTGTTGTTTTTGAAAATGCTCCTTATGAGTTCTTAACCCTATCAAACAATTCAGGTACATTTGTTGCAAGTGAGGAAGTTGCACAGAAAGCTAACACATATCTATCTGGCTCATTTACTTGTAACACCACCAGTGCAGTTGTAAATACTACAGTGACACAGACGAGCTCATTAGCTGTTGGTGAGTATGTACTTATTGTGTATGCTAATAATGCATCTGTAAAAACAGGTACCGTTATAGTTGGCAATACATCTACCACGAATGTAGAGGGAACAGGAACAAGTTTTGTAACGGAGTATGATACAGGCGATTACTTGTTAATCAATGGAAATCTCCGTGAAGTTGTTTCTATTGCTAATAGTACCCAGCTAACAGTTGATGCACCTTTTGCTAATACTGCTAGTGCAAATGCTCACTATGGAGTAACTCAACAATATCAAATATCAAGAATCAACGGTGCAAATACATCGACAATCACTCTCAAAGACTTTCCACTATACAGTATTAATGGTGGTGCAACATACTATGGTAACATTCAAAAAGTGGTGAGAGGGGTTGTTGATGTATTGAATAATGATAATACTATAGTCATATCAGAATCAACTGCAGCAAATTCTTCTTTCAGATTTTTGACTGGACGTACAATAGTTGGTGAGACTTCACAAGCAACTGCGACAATTTCAAGTGTTGATAATCAATCTGTCAACTTTGCTGAGTCTCATTTGAGATATTTGATTCCTCCTACAACATCAGTTTCTTTAGTTCAAAAAATTGATGCTGTAACAGGAACAGCTGCCAATTCCTCATTGATGGAGGGTGTGTCTAATAGTCTAAAATATGAAGGCCAACTGAAATCAAGAAGTAACGAGATTATTAGTGGTTCAAAATCTTTGAAAGTATACGCTAACTTGACCAAGGCTTCTGTTTATAATGATATATCTCCAGCAATAGATTACTCTCCAGCTAGCTTAGTAATATTAGGAAATATCATTAATAACGATAGTTCTGGCGAGACAACAAGATATGGTAATTCTCAAGTTAGGTACATTTCAAAGAACGTGGTACTTGCTGATGGTCTAGATGCAGAAGATATGAAAGTTTATATTACAGCTTATAAACCTTCAACTTCAAATATTTTAGTTTATGCAAAGGTACTTGCTAGTGACGATAGTAGTTCTTTTGACAATAGAGATTGGACGTTACTACAACAAATAACTGAATCTAGTTTATACAGTGATTCGTTAGATGAAACTAACTACATCGAGTATGAATACGGTTTCTACCTTACACCGCCTTCTTCTAATCTATCTGGTGTAATAACTTCTTCTAGTAATACAACTATTACTGGATCAGGAACAAGTTTCAATTCTTCTTTAGTGGCAAATGATGTCGTTAAAGTCGTTCAATCTAATACATTGACAGGATACGATATAGCTGTTGTTGATTCTGTTGCTAACAGCACTAGTTTGACACTCAAATCAAATACCTCATTCTCTGGAATAGCTTCATTAGAAAAGGTAACACAACCAGGTGCTGCATTTAAGTACAACAGAGAGAGTAATATTGTTACATACTTGGATAACAATCGTGGTAGACATTCAACTTATAAAACATATGCAATCAAAATTGTATTGGTTTCAAGTTCAACAAAATATGTACCCCTACTCAAAGATATAAGAGCGCTTGCTGTATCAATTTAATATATGTCTAATATAACCAAAACAGAAAACAGTGATTTTTTGAGAGATACGTCTAACCACGCGTTAATAAATACAAATACTAATGCTTACAAGCAATATATTATGCAGCGCGAATCTCAGAAAAAAGTTATGAATGTTGAGAGTGAGGTCAATTCTTTGAAGAAAGATGTATCTGATATTAAAGAAATGCTTAAGATTTTAATTAAACAAAACAGTAAAGAGAACTAACAAATGGCTCTGGCTACATCAAATGTTAATACAGTAACTGACTCTTTCCAAAATTGGATCGATAAAACCAATGAGCTTTTGGATGCTTACTCCACCACTATAGTCACTACAGCAGCTAATACTAGTGGAGGATCAACAACGGGGAATGCAACTGTAAATGGAATATTTACTGCAAACTCCCTGTCTATCCAAGGAAACTCAACTTTTGGTTTAAGAGGTGGAAATACTACTACAGCAAATGTTTTATATGTTACAAGTAATGTTTCTTTTGGTAATGCAACTGTTAATACTGTAATATCTACGACAACAATTGATACTGATTTAGCTTTAACAGTTCTTGGAGCAACTAGCCTTTCAAATACATTATCTGTTACAGGAAGTACGACTTTAACAGGAAACGCTACCCTTAACGGTACAGTTCAAACTATATCGGGTAATTCTAATTTTGATTCAGGTGTTTTGTTTGTCGACTCTACAAATAACAGAGTTGGTATCAACAACACTGCTCCAGGGGTTGCTCTGAGAGTTACGGGAAGTGTTGATATATCTTCATCTGCAAATGTTCAAGGAAATGCTAATGTAGCAGGCAATTTACAGGTTGGTGGAAATATAACACTCAACGGAACTGTTCAGACGTTAACTGGAAATGTTATTATTGATTCAGGTACTTTGTTTGTTGATTCTGTCAATAAGAGAATTGGTGTAAACAATACTACTCCTGGATCTGCTTTATCAGTAACAGGGGCTGCAGATATAAGCTCATATGCTAATGTTCAAGGTTCAGCAAATGTTGGTGGATCTTTAACAGTTGCTGGAAATTCTACTTTTGTAGGTAATGTGAGTCTCCAAGGTGCCTTACAAACTATTTCTGGTAATGTTAACTTTGATTCAGGTACACTATTTGTAGATAGTACTAACAACAGGGTAGGCTTAAACAGCACTACACCAACCGTTGCTCTGGATGTAGTAGGGTCTGCTAATGTAACAACATCAGTCAATTCCTCTCTAATTACTGTTGGCTCTTCATTCATTGCAAATACTACTGGAACTTATCATACAGGTGTTATTAACGCTGCATCGCATACTACATCTGGATTTGTTGCAAATACAACTGTAATAGCACCTACTTCAAATACAATTCTACTTGGTAATTCTACAGGAAGATTCGTGTTATCTGCTAATTCAGGTAACTTCAGCGGTAGTGTAGTTATAACAGGATCCGCTAACGTATCAAGTGCTTTAAATGTGACCGGAAACGTTGTTGTAAATTCTTTTGTTACATTCCTGACACTAGCAAATACTGACATGGGTTCAAACACTACATCAAGCTGTACAGCTGTAAGCTTTCCTAAAGCAAGCTATCAAGCAGGTGAATTACTGGTGTATACATCCAAGGGTACAGAATACCAAATTACAAAAATACTTTTTGCACATAACGGATCAGATGTTAATCAGACAATATACGGAACAATTGTTGCTCCTTCTAGTTCTTCTGAGTTGGCTAATAATATTGTTTTAACTGTTAATGGATCAAACATAGATGTTAGCTTAAGACAAAGATCAATTAACTCTTCAGTTAAAGTACTTGCTAATATGATTATCTAAAGAACAATCTAAATGTCAACAGCTAACAGTAAATTAAAGATTGACTATGGGTTTGACTCATATGGCACAAGTAATGTAGAAGGAGACTTCAGAGTTTCTGGAAATGTTTTTATTGGGGGTTCTTTTTTGAGCTCCATAGTTGCTGCTGGAGATTTCATTCCTCTATCGACAGGAAGTTCTTTAGGAAATACAGTAAACAGGTGGGCTGTTCTTGCAACTACTGGTAACTTTGCAAACACAATTACCGTATCAGGATCTGCATCCTTTTCAGATGCCTTAACAGTTACTAAAAATATTAGTGTTGGTAATACCGAAATTTTAGGATACGCTAATGTTGTAACTTCCGTGAACTCTGCAATATTCACAATTGGATCCACTTTTGTAGCTAATACAACTGGTATGTATCATACTGGTCTAGTAAATGCATCAAGTTTCAATACTTCTGGATTCATTGCAAACACAACAGCAATCATACCTTCTTCTAACGGAGTATTACTTGGTAATTCACTGGGTAGGTTTGTAGTATCAGCTACCTCTGGTGATTTTAGTGGAGCAGTATCTGTTACTGGAAATACTCTTATTTCTGGTAATGTAACCGTTACAGGATCCTTGCACACTGTATCCGGAAATGTTAGTTTTGATTCAGGTGTTTTGTTTGTTGACTCAATCAATAATAGAATCGGTGTTGGTATAATTAATCCAGGAGTGGGATTAGATGTATCAGGTTCAGCGAATATATCTACATCTGTTAATAGTGCATTACTAACAGTAGGAACTAGCTTTAGAGCAAATACTACAGGTGTATACCATACTGGAACCGTCAACGCTGCAAGTCACACTGTTGGTTCTAATTTTATTGCAAATTCTATTGCAATAGTGAGTACTGGACTTGCAAACTTGACCTCTGATACATCTACTTTGAGGATTGGAAACTCAACTGTAAATTCTTTTATTAATTCAACAGCAGTTTCTTTGAGCTCAGGTAGTTTTAGTAATATTGTAAATGTTGGTTCAAATGTTCAAATTAATACATCCTCATTACTGATTGGTAATGGTACAATTAATTCTGTATTTACATCTTCAGCAATCAGAATAACAAACAGCGTATCATCAGCAAATATTACACCAATTGATATTTCGATTGGATCGTTTGTAGCTAACACATCAACATTGACAGTTAACAATGGTAATTTTGTTATTGGTGCTAATATTGGTGCCAATGTAAATCTCACAACAACTAGCTTCCAAATTGGTAATAGTACAGCTAATTTGAATGCTAACTCGGTTTTGATATCAATATCTGATAGTACATCTACTGCTAACTTATCAGCTGATGATTTAACTATAGGATCTGCAATTGTCAATAGCTCGGTATTGACTATCAGCACAGGTAATTTTAGTATTGGAGCTAATGTTGGGGCCAATGTTAAATTATCAACTTCTGAATTAAGAATAGGTAACAGCACAGTTAATACGTTTGTAAATTCAACAGCAATATCAACTAATACTGGTAATTTTAGTCTTGGAGCTAATGTTGGTGCAAATGTCAGATTAACTACTGTAATATTATCAATAGGAAACAGTACTGTAAACTCTACAGTCAACTCTACAACTGTATCTACGGCTAATATTATTGGAACTAATTTTATTGGATCAGGGTTTGCCAATTTAGCTACTTCAGTCAATAGTGCTTTATTTACAGTTGGTACAAATTTCCGAGCTAATAGTATTGGAGTTTATCACACAGGAGTAGTTAATTCCGAGAGCTTCACAATTGGATCTAATTTTATTGCAAACACAGTTGGAGTATATCACACTGGGCTAGTTAATGCTTTAAGTTATAATGTTGGATCTTTCTTCGAAGCTAACAGTAGTGGTGCTTATGGAGAAAGCTTCAACATCAGCTCTGATTTTGTTGCTAACACTCTCGGGGTCTATCATACTGGTATTGTAAATGCATCAAGCCATACTGCAGGGGCTAACTTCAATGCTAACACAACAGGTGTATACCACACTGGCCTTGTTAATGCTGCTAGTTTTACTATAGGTGCTAGCCTTACTGCTAACACAACAGGGGTATACCATACTGGCCTTGTGAATGCTGCTAGTTTTACTACAGCTGGGTCTGTAAGTGCTGCTAGTTTTACTACAGCTGGATTTGTTGCAAATGCGACAGCTATCATTCCAACATCAAATACAATTCTTTTAGGAAATAGTACCGGACGATTTGTAATTTCAGCTAATACTGGTAACTTTACTGGCACTGTGACCGGTACAGTTGCCAATATGTCAACTAGTGTCAACTCGGCATTGCTGACAGTTGGTACCAGCTTTATTGCCAACACAACAGTTACACAGGTTCCTTCATTGGGTGTTGGTACAGCTGCGTCAGGTGCTGCTGGTGAGATTCGTGCTACTAACAATATTACAGCTTTCTATAGCTCTGATATAAAATTCAAAGAAAATATTCAACCAATTGAAAATGCCTTGCTGAAGGTTTGCTCGATAGGTGGTAAAACTTTTGATTGGACTGATGAATATATAACTAGTCACGGTGGAGAGGATGGTTATTTTACAATCAAATCAGATTTTGGTGTTATTGCTCAAGATGTTCAATCAGTTTTTCCGGTTGCAGTGAGAGTTAGAAGTGATAATACTCTTGCAGTTGATTATGAAAAACTACCATCATTAGCTTTTGCCGCTATAATAGAGCTCAAAAATGAGGTGGATAATCTTAAAAAACAAATTAGCGAGATGAAAAATGGCAACAGCAAATAGTAAGTTAAAACTTGATTATGGGTTTGATGCCTATGGAACCAGTAATGTTACTGGGGATTTGGTAGTATCAGGTGTACTTACTACGTCTAGTCTAACACTTTCTGGTGGTGGTGGCGGCCTAACTCTAGCTGGTGATCTGATTCCTGATCAAGACTTGAGATCGTTAGGTAATACAACATATAGATGGAATCTTACAGGTAACCAAGCTACTCTAGATGGTAGTTTAGATGTTGACGGTATCACAACTCTATACGGCACCTTGAATGCAAATACAATTGCAACCGGAAATACTACTATAACTGGGTTTGCAAACGTATCTACATCTGTCAACAGCGCGCTGTTAACTGTTGGTACAGATTTTTCTGCTAACACAACAGGATTATTCCATACTGGAACTGTTAACGCATCTTCTTTTACTACAAGCAATTCATCCACAACTGGTATTGTACAGGCAAATACAACAGGAGTATATCCATCAAGTAACACTGTTGGGACAGCTTTAGGATCAACTACTCGTCGCTGGGTCATAAATGCAAACACTGGAAATTTTAGTGGTCTAGTTACAGTTTCTGGAAATACAACATTATCAGGTAACACAACCCTGAGTGGTACACTGCAGACTATATCAGGTAATTCTAATTTCGATTCGGGTGTGTTGTTTGTTGACTCAATCAATAACAGAGTTGGTATAAACAGCACAACACCACTTGTATCTCTTGATGTAGTAGGATCTGCAAATGTATCTCAAGGTGTAAACTCTTCTTCGTACAATGTAGGAGTTAATTTTATTGCTAACTCTACTGGTGCATACCACACTGGTGGTGTAGATGCATCAAGATATACAATAAGTACATTCTTTTCAGCTAACAGTTCATTTTTAGAATCTGTTGGTTCTGCTAATTTAACATCGGCAACGTCTTCTTTGAGAATTGGAACTGTTTCGGTAAACACATTTGCCAATTCAACCGTTATTCAAACAGGAACAGGAAATTTCGAGGTAGGTGCTAGTGTAGGATCTAATGTTAATTTAAACACAACATCTTTAGTCATTGGTAATGGTACTTTCTTTTCTTCTGTAACAGACTCACTTTTAAGAGTCTCAAATTCAACAGCTACCTCTAACTTGACCCCAGGTGCACTTACTATAGGTCAGACTATTGTAAACAGCTCGGCTGTGTCTGTGTCAACAGGCACATACTCATTGAGTGCAAACATTGGTTCAAATGTTTTTATAAACACATCAGCTATTTTTGTAGGTAATACTACTTTAAATACTATTGTCAATTCATCTTTAGTATCTGTATCAGGTAGCACTTCGACATCAAATGTAACACCAGCTGGTTTCTTTGTTGGAACAACTGTGGTAAACAGTTCCGTATTAACAATAGGAACTGGTAATTTCAGTACAGGTGCTAACGTTGGAGCTAATGTTAATTTAACTACAACTTCTTTAAAAGTTGGAAATAGTACATTAAACTCTACTCAAACAAGCTCATTATTACAAGTAAGTAATTCTTCGACTACTGCTAACTTAACTGCTGCTGATTTGACAATTGGATCAGCTATAGTTAACAGCTCAGTGCTAACTATTGGAACTGGTAACTTCAGCACTGGTGCTAATGTTGGTGCAAACACTAGACTCACAACAACCAATTTATTTCTTGGGAATGCAACAGTTAATACTTCATTCTCTGCAACAGAGATAAAATTAAATGATACGGCGCTTATAGTAAATAGTGTTGGTATATACCACACTGGGACCGTTAATGCTGCAAGCCATACAACTACGGGTGTAACAGCAAACACATCAGGTGTTTACCCAGCATCTAATACAGTTGGAACAGCTCTTGGTTCAACTACACAGCGTTGGGTAGTGACTGCAAACACTGGTAACTTCACCGGAACTGTTTCTGGTACTGTTGCCAATATGTCAACCAGTGTTAATTCAGCACTATTGACTGTTGGTACTTCATTTATTGCAAATACAACAGGATCCTTTCATACTGGTACAGTAAATGGATCTACTATATCCGTTGGTTCTAATTTTATTGCAAATACTACCCAGATAACAATTGGATCTATTCCTTTGTCTGCTAATGGTGGAACTGGTACTGGTGGTCAGGTGTTGACATCGAACGGTACATCAGGTGCTCCTTATTGGAGTACAGTGGCAGCTGGTGGTGGCACAGTATCTATTACTGATGAAACCGCATTAAATTCAACAGTTTATCCTTTATTTGCTAATCAAACATCTGGCAATGTCTCTACAATATTCGTTTCAAGTACTAAATTAACATATAACCCATCATCAGGTGCAATTGACGCAACAAGCCATACTGTTGGATCTAATTTTATTGCCAACAGTACAGCTATTGTTGGTACTGGTTTTGCAAACATATCTACATCTGTTAATAGTGCATTACTAACAGTAGGAACTAGCTTTAGAGCAAATACTACAGGCGCATATCACACTGGGTTAATAAATGCAGCTAGCTTTACTATTGGATCTGGCTTTGAAGCAAATACAACAGCAATTGTTGGAACTGGATATGCAAACGTAACGGTTAGTGTCAACTCTGCATTACTTACTGTTGGTAGCTCATTTATTGCAAATACACTAGGTGTTTATCATACTGGTATTGTTAACTCTACTAGCTTCACAACAACAGGTTTTGTTGCAAATACAACTGCTATTGCACCCACATCCAATACAATCTTACTTGGTAACTCAATTGGTAGATTTGTTTTATCAGCTAACACTGGTAACTTCACCGGAACTGTTTCTGGTACTGTTGCCAATATGTCAACTAGTGTCAACTCGGCATTGCTGACAGTTGGTACATCATTCATTGCTAATACAACTGGTGCGTATCATACTGGGGTTGTAAATGCTGCAAGCATTACTATTGGTTCTAATTTTATTGCGAACACAACTGGTGCGTATCATACTGGGGTTGTAAATGCTGCAAGCATTACTATTGGTTCTAATTTTATTGCGAACACAACTCAAATAACTTTGAGCGGTACTCCTTTGTCTGCTAATGGTGGAACTGGTACTAGTGGCCAAGTATTGACATCGAACGGTACATCAGGTGCTCCTTATTGGAGTACAATTGTAACATCGATCCCTGCAACGTATGTTCAAAATACTGATTCAAGAACATTATCTGGTAATCTTGTAATATCGGGAACCTATTTTAATCCATCAGCTAATACAGTACTTTTAGGTAATAGTATATCAAGATGGGTAGTATCAGCAAATACTGGTGACTTCACTGGTACAGTAACTGGTACAGTTGCCAATATGTCTACTAGTGTCAATTCAGCACTATTGACTGTGGGAACATCGTTTATTGCAAACACATCAGGTGTATACCATACTGGAACTGTCAACGCTGCAAGTTACACTGTTGGTTCTAATTTTATTGCCAATACTCTTGGAGTCTATCACACTGGTACTGTTAATGCAGCAAGCCATACAGTGGGTTCTAATTTTATTGCAAACAGCACTCAGATTACAATAAGTGGTATTCCTTTATCAGCGAATGGCGGAACTGGTACAGGCGGTCAAGTACTAACATCAAACGGTACAACAGGATCACCCTATTGGTCTACAGTATCAGGTGGTGGTTCTATTACTGTTGCTGATGATGTATCTACAGATGGTGATAGATATATTTTATTTGCTAATCAAACATCAGGTACAATGTCTACCTCGTATGTTTCTAGCACCGCACTAAAATACAATCCTTCTTCTGGACAGTTAAGTGCAACCCTATTCTCATCTTCTTCTGATCAAAGACTTAAAACTAACATTCATGATATTGAAGATCCACTTGGTACACTTAACCAGCTAAGAGGTGTTTCTTTCAATAGAGTTGAGACTGGATTGAAAGATTTTGGAGTGATAGCTCAGGAATTAGAGGAGGTACTGCCTTCACTGGTCTATACTGATGGGGAAGGATATAAGTCTGTGTCATATGATAGTATTATTGGATTCTTGATAGAAGCAATTAAAAAGCAACAATCTCAAATTGATATGCTCATGGAAAATAAGAATCATTAATAATATTTAATAAACATAAATAGTGAAACAGGGGTTTTAAATATAATCACATGGCAACCAAAGCAAATATTATCGTAGATCAAGGAACAACTTTCTCGACTGTTATTAATTTAACAGACGATAATGGAGATCCTATTGATTTAACAGGGTATACTGGTGAGTCAGAGATACGCAAACACTACTCATCTTCCAACTCTCAGAGCTTCACAGTTACTCTTGGTGGTACACTGGGTAGTCTCGAGCTCGGG